CGAAGGGGGCTGACCGATTTCGCTGGGACTCTCGTGTTGGCGTCTTCCGCCATCGTAGTCGTAGTGTACCACGGCGGAAACGGCAGGGCGGACGTGTGCGATGAAATCCATAGAAACCTCAAATCAGGTCACGCCGTTGCCTTGTTGTCAGACGTGTTACCTCTGGGATTCACTTCTCCAGTGACGCAAAACCCCCAACTCCAGTAGGGGGTTTGCGACCCCCAACTCCACGTGGGCTTTTTGCCCAACTCCACGTGGGGGTTTGGGGCGGCCCATCATTATTACGTAAGAATTAAGAATAAGAGTGGGTGAGTGGGTGGGTAGTAATAAGGGCGAAACGCACCCACTCACCCACCCACTTGCATGAGGCCGAAACGGAAAAGAACAAAAGCCGGGAACGGGCAGCGAGCAGCGCAGGGCGCGGGCACCTGCGGTTATACGATGGGGGAATGAGAGAGCTGCTAGAATCGCTCACCAGGGCCGTTCACGCCGACCCTAAGGATCGTGAAGAGTACGACCGCACCGTCGATCTTCTGGAATCGAAGTTCCGCGATGCCGTGGAAGACGCGGTCTGCCGGATGTTGGATCCGCCGAACCCGGCTTTCCGCAGTCATCGTCTCGCTCGCGCCGTGCGCAAGGCCGTCATGGCGCCGCCGGGGCGAGAGTGGTGTGATCACCACTCTCCGCGCAGGCGCTCGCCGAGTTCGGTGCGGCGCTTGTTGCGGACCTTCAGATATTTCATCGTCGACCGCGGATCGCGGTGCCCGAGCCAGTCCTGCACTTCGATCAGGTCGGCCCTCTCGCCGAGATGTGTGCCGGCGGTGTGGCGCAGGCAGTGGAAGTGACGCTTCTCGGGCGGCAGGCCGGCGCGGTCGCCGTAATGACGCATCAGCTCGTCCAGGCGCTGGCGGGAAATCTGTTTGTGATTGCGGGAGGGGAACAGCGGGCCTGGCGAAGACCCGCGAACCGCGAGCCACTTGCGCAGCGCGCGCACTTCGCGATCGCCGAGGAGATATTCGCCGGAATTGCCGTGCTTCAGCCGGCGCACGTACAAGCGCCGGACATTCAAGCGAAGATCGGAGAGCTGGAGCAGTCCGACTTCGCTGGCGCGCAGGCCGCGGCGGAGCGCGACTTCGAACAGCGCCAGGTCGCGCGGCGAATCGATGGAGCGGAACAGCGCCGCGATCTCGTCTTCGTTCAGGTACTGGATGGTCTCGGCGCTGTATTTCCGCGGCGGCATTTTCAGTCGCGCTCGGGCCAGTGCCAGGTGCGCGGCTTGGGTTCGGCCGAATAGGGCACGCTGGTCTCCCAGAGCGTGCCTTCGGGCCAGCCGTCGTTGTGCTGGTCGGTGAAGACCTGCAGGTTCACGTAGCAGGCGCCGTCGACGGGCTCGCGATTTCCCCAGGTTTCGACGACGATCGCTGGGCGATGATGGAGGCCGTCGCGAAGCACGAAGTGGACGATACGGCCCAGCGAGACGTTCTGATTGGCCGAATTCACTATAATGAACTCCTTTGTTTTCAGCGCCGATATGAAGCGGTCAAAAGGAGCATTTTGACCGGTTCGGGCCGTTGGTTGAACGAAGATTCATGCACTTAGGAGGCCTTGGCGGAGGCCCCGGATCGGAGTTCTGACCGGTCGGTTTTCTGAGGGATCATTTTCAGGACCTGTGCCTCGACGAGCTGCCTGAGCCGCTCCCGGTAGGGGTTCTGGATGGTGAATCCAGGCTCCAGGCCGCGCCGCGAGCGCATCAGCGCCGAAAAGTCCCGGATATCGCGCTCGTCGGCCGACTCCGTGTCCGTGCGGAACTCGTCCAGCAGGCGGAGCTCATCGTCGCAGAACAACGTGAAGAGCACCAGGCCGGAATGGCCGGGCCGGATCATTGCGGTTCGCTCTTGTCCGTACAGGACGATTTGCCCCAGCGCGATTGAGGCCGTTCTGATCAGCGCGCGCCCCAGGGCGGCGTAGAGACTTTCGTCTCCATCCGGCAGCACGTAGTAGGAGGACTCGATGTGGCGCAGGTCGATTTCATCGGGCGCCACGAACCGGAACAGCTCCATATCACCAGGCTTGGCATTGATCGCTTTCAGGTCCTCTTCGTTCAGTTTGAGGAAGCGGCCGGGCTCGTATTCGAAACCCTTCGCCACTTCGCTTCGCGGGATTGGTTTCTCCTCCGCTGCGCAAAACAGGACCTGCTTGGCCGGCGAGCAGTCGGTTTCGTGGACCTGGCAGAGTTCAGAGGCGTGCTTGCGGGCGGCGGCGACCAGCTTCGCGGGAATACGGACATCGCCGGCGATCAGATTGCCTTTCCAGACAGGAGTAGCCACGCCCGTATTGTCAACCGAAGCTCCAAGTTTTTGAGGCCAGAATGCGCTGCCCCAAAACTTTATGTTGCTGAGTTTTCATCGCGTTGAAAAAAAGTTCCGGGGCGTGCGGAACAGACACCGGTATAATCATGCGGAATTTCTGATCGCTCCCGCCGCCTCACCTCGATTCAAGACAGCAGAGCCATGGAAGCAACCGCTTCGCTGGAGAAGGTTTTCCGGATCTGCTATCGGCGCTATATGGAGTTCAGCGCGCCTGGCCGGATCCAGCGCGGGAGCAGATCGTATTCCTGGAATCGGCCCGACGAAGAATACGCTGCGGATTTCGAGCTGACCAGCAAAAGAACTCTGTCGCCGGAGGAATGGCCAATCTTCCGGGCCCACTTCCTGCTGCAGGAGCCGATAGAGATGTGCTCGCGCCGGTTTTCGATGCCGGCGATTGAGATCTCCGCCAGACTTCGCCGAATCGAGTCCAAGCTCGGGCGCGCCTTCCGCGATCTGAAACCGCATCCACTTTTTCCGCTTTGGAGATATTTTCAAGCCGGCCGGACGCTAACGGACCGAACGCAATGACGCCCTCCACGACCATGCCATCCGCTACTTATCGGGATCTGACGGAGCGCGTCGCTGTGCTCGAGGAATCCAAGCACTTCACGGGTCGCCGCCTGGACTCTATCGAGAAAAAGCTCAACTGGCTGAATACGGGAATCATTATCGTGCTCCTAAATGCGGTCGCGACCTTGCTATTGCTGGTCGCCAAGCGGGGTTGAACGGATTTGCCTGCGCCATCGCACGAACTGTCGTGGGCGTTCCGAAGCCACTGGCCTTCGCCGTTCGACCAGATCGCGGCGGCCCAGCGGCGCGAAGTGGTATCGCGATGCGAACGGAAATTGCCTCAAGCGAGCCGCAAGGTGATTCGCCTACGGTATCGATTCGGGCTGACGGTTGCACAAACGGCGGTCGCGATGCAGCTCACGGAGCAGGGCGTGGATCGAGTCAGCGGGCAGGCGCTGCGGTGCATGCGCGAGCAGCTCGAGAGCGAAGGGATACGCAGGCTGGAGGAAATCCTGTGATTGGTTCGGAGCTGCCAGGTGAACTCGAACAGGCGCGCATTCTTAGCGGCGGCCGGGATGATCGTGGCCAGTCCGAAGAAATCGGCCGCAGTGCCGACCGAGCCTGCCGAACTGAACGCATTCGCGGATGAATATAACAAGTACGCTGCGGAGCTCGCGAAGGGGATCGTTGACCTGAAGCAATGGGCGCGTGTCGAACGCCAATGGCGGAAGCTTCAGGGCGCGAGGATAGCACGGCGGACTCCGAACCCGGAGGCGGCACATGGGAATGTGGTCTGACGGCCGTGACCGGCCGGATTGGTACGACGGCACGTCCCTGCAGCGCGGCATCGAGGACTACTTTTCCAAGCCTCGGGACGAAGAAGCGGCGCGCTTGCGGACGGAAAATGCAGAGTTGCGCGCAATGATCCAAGCGAAAGAAAAGGTCTCCCGCGCGCGTCGGGGCGCATGCGGCGCGTGCGCTACCCCTGCGCGCGCCACATGCGCGGCTGCCGCAGGTTGACCGGGTCCTTTCATCGACCCCTCCCGCGCGCGAGTGTATCTGTGGCTCGTTTGCGCTAGTTTTGGTTTGAAAAATCCGGTTACCGGTTACCAAACGAAGATCAGAATCGAGAAAGGTTCGACGCCCCGCAATGTTCGATGCTCTGGATACGCCGGGTGGCCACATGGTCATCTGCCTCTTCCTGATCGCTCTCAGCGCGTTGATGCTCCACTTCGGCCTTCCGGACGAAGGAAAAGCCTTGGGCGCGGCGGCGACGGGCACTCTGTTCTACGCCATGACAGGCAGGGGCGGCGGTCCGCCCGGAGTGCCGGGCATCGCGGGCACAGCGCTCCCGCTCGGAACGCCGCCAGCCTAAAGAGAGTGCCACGCCGGGAACAGATCCCCCTGGTTCCGCCGATGACCCGTGATTGAATGTGAAGAAGGCCTCCCCAAAGAAGAAGAGCCCCGCGAAACCGAGCAAGCGTCTCAGCGCGAGGGCGGCGGCGAAGAAGGCCGGCGTCTCCCACGTCGCGGTGCTGAAAGCGGAGAAGCGCGGACGCATTAGCGCCAATCGGGACCCGGAAGAGCTCAAACGGACGCTCAAGCAGGAGAAATCCACCGACCTGGCCAAGGTCGTCCTGGCCAAGGAGCGGGTCACGGTCGCGATGAAGCGGCTCCGCTACCGCAAGGAAAAGGGCGAGCTGGTCGAGCTCTCCGTGGTGAACGCCTGGGTGGCCGGCATGATCGTCCGGGCGCGCGACATTCTCCTGCAAATCGATTGTGACCAGCGCACCCGCGGAGAAATCGACCGGGCTCTCCGAGAGCTATCGGAGTTCGTGGGCTAAGCTGTGGCTTCCGCCCGAGCGGCTGCCGCTCTCCCAGTGGGCCGAACGGAACCTGGTCCTGTCCTCGGAATACTCGGCGCGCGCCGGCCTCCTGAAACTGTATGGCTGGCAGAAAGAGCCGCTCGACGCCTTCACCGACCCGGCGGTCGACTCGCTGGTGCTGATGTGCTCGACGCAGATGCTCAAGACGCTGCTGATCCAGTGCGCCTTGGCCTATTCGATCTGCGAGGACCCGGGCCCGGCCATGGTGATCGAGCCCAGGGCCGACGACGCCATTTCGTTCAGCAAGGAACGCCTGGCGCCCATGGTTCGCGATTGCGAATGCCTGCGCGGCCGCGTGGCACAGGCCAAGGGTCGGGATTCGTCGAACACGATTCTCGAAAAGACCTATCCGGGCGGATCGCTGGCCCTGGTGGGCGCGATCGCGCCGGGAAACCTGGCGCGGCGGTCGGTCCGCTACCTGTTCGCCGACGAGATCGATAAATATCCGGCCTCTGCCGGCAGCGAGGGCGATCCGATCGACCTGGCGCGCGAACGGACGGTCACGTTCGGCACGCGGCGCAAGATCGTGCTGTGCTGCTCGCCGACCGTCCTGGGCCGCAGCCGCATCGGGAAGGCCTACGACGAAAGCGACGGGCGCCGGCCCTGGGTGCCTTGCCCCAATTGCGGAACCTTCCAGGTTCTGAACTGGGGACAGGTCAAGTTCAGCCCCGTCCTGGGCTATCAGTGCCTGCACTGCCAGGCCATCTGGGAAGACGAAGCGCGGTGGAGCGCCTGCGATCTCGCCGAGTGGCGCGCGCAGCGCCCGTTCCGCGGACGCGCCGGCTTCTGGATCTCGCATCTCTATTCGCCGTGGAAGCGGCTGGGGACGATGGTGGAGGACTTCCTGGCCCGCAAGGACGACCGGCAGCGCTTCCAGGTCTTCGTCAACACCGCGCTCGCGGAACTGTGGACCGAGCAGGGCGAAACGCCCGACGACGAGCTGCTCTTCGCCCGCCGCGAAGAATATCCGGCCAACGGGCAGGCCGTCATTCCGCAGCGGGGACTGTTTCTGACCGCCGCTGTCGACGTCCAGGAGAACCCGCCGCGCCTCGAATACGAAGTGGTCGCCTGGGGCCGGGATCGCGAGAACTGGTCGATCGAGTACGGCTCGATCCGGGCGCAGGCGCCCAACGGAGAAGACTTACCGGTCACGTCCCAGGAACTCTGGGACGCGCTGAACGCCAAGGTCCTGCAGCGGGATTTCCCGCACGCTGGCGGGCAGACCATGCCGATCATGATCATGGCGATCGACACCGGCAGCCGGCCGAAGCCGGTGTACGACTTCGCGCTGCGGCACGCCCGGCTGGCCGTAAGCCCGGCGGGGATCGCGGTCGTCGCGCCGCGGACGGTGGTTCCGGTCAAAGGAACCGACGACGCCTTGCGGGTGATCTCTTCGGTGTCGAAAGAAGACGCCGCGCGCAAGCGCCAGGGCGTGCACATCGTCGGTATCGGGACGCATTGCGTCAAACAGGAAGTGTACGATCTGCTGCGGCATGTGCGGCCGCGGTCGGACGGCAGTCCGATGGCCGGGGCCTACCACTTTCCGGTGGCCTATGAGCGGCGCTATTTCGAGGGGCTGTGCTCGGAAAAGCGGATGGTCCGCCAGAACGGCGAGATCGGCTGGGAAAAGCTGCCCAATGCCCGCAATGAGCCGCTGGATTTGAAGGTCTACAACCGCGGCGCGGCGGCGATCTTCGGTATCGACCGCATGAACGACGCGCAGTGGCGCAGATTCGAAGAGGCGCTCCGCCTGGTTCCCGAGCCTGCGCAGGCTCCGGCGGCTGTGCAGCCCTTGCAGAAGACGGAACGGTGGATTCCCAAAAGGAACTGGTTTCAACGAGACTAAATGGCGCTTACCGTAGATCAGCTGCAGGCTTCGGTCGACGCCCTAAAGCTCGCCTACCTGTCCGGGACGCTGGAAGTGCGCTTCTCCGACGGGAAGAGCCAGAGGTTTCAAAACGGCGCCGACATGCTGAAGGCGATCGAGGCCGGCGAAGACTGGATCCGCCAGGCTTCCGGAGGCACGGACGTGCGCGTCGCCTTCGCTCAGCATAAGCGCGGCGACGGTCCGACCGGTCCTTGCTTGCGGGAGTTCGACTAATGCGCTGGGAGTATAAGGTGACCGGCTATCCGGAGGCTGGAGATCTCGCCGAGCTCGGCGAAGAAGGCTGGGAGCTCGCAGCATGCGACCGCGGCCGCTACATTTTCCGGCGGCCCAAGCCGGAAGCACCGCCTGTAACGAACACCGAAGCGCCGCGCCGCGAGTTCTTTGAGGCAACCAATAAAGGCAAGAAGAAATAGGCCCTGGAACGATGAATCTTCTCGATCGGGCCATCGGTCTCGTCTCGCCGGACACGGCTTTGCGGCGGGTCAAGACCCGGCTGGCGCTGGACTACGTTTCCGAGCTGCGGGACAAACGCGCCGAGCGCTTCCGTTACGACGGGGCAACTTCGGGTCGGCGGGCGCACGGGTGGTACGCGGCCTCGACCGACGCCAACGTCGAGCTGATGGGCGCGCTCATCTGGCTGCGCAACCGGTCGCGGGACCTGGTCCGAAACAATCCGCACGCCGCCAAGGCGCTGGAGGAGCTGGTCGGGAACACCGTCGGGACCGGCATCGTTCCACAGGCCAAAACGGGTAACGCGAAGCTGGACAGGATCATCGACGGCGAGTGGCCCTACTTCGTGGAGCAGTGCGATACGCCGCAGCGCCTGGATTTCTACGGCATGCAGGCGCTGGTGATGCGCAGCACGGCGGAAAGCGGCGAAGGAATCATCCGCTACCGGCCGCGTCTGCCCCAGGCCGCCCTGAGAGTTCCCCTGCAGCTCCAGATCCTGGAAGCCGACTTTCTGGACCAGACCCGGACCATGGGCCTGATCAACGGGCACGTGATGCAGGGCGTCCAGTTCGACATGCTGGGCCGCCGGGTGGCCTACTGGCTGTTCAGCTATCACCCGGGCGGCGTGCTGATCCTGAACCCGCGGGGCGGCATCATCAGCCAGCCGGTTCCGGCCGAGCAGATCATGCACATCTACCGGGTCTTGCGCCCGGGCCAGGTCCGCGGCGTGCCCTGGATGACGCCGTCCATGATGGCCTTCCGCGACCTGGACGACTACCGGGACGCCGAGGGCGTGCGGAAGAAGATCGAAGCGTGCGTGGTCGCCTTCGTTACGCAGCCGGAAGGCATCGCTGGCACGCCTTTGGGAATCAAGGACACGGATCCGCAGAACGATAACCAGGTGGAGTCGTTCGAGCCGGCCATGATCGAATATTTGAAGCCCGGCCAGGACGTGAGATTCAACAATCCGCAGGGCGCCGGGGGCTACAGCGACTACGTTAAGACCGAGCTGCACCGCATCGCGGCCGGCATCGGCACGCCGTATGAAGTGATGACCGGGGATTTGTCGCAGACCACCTATTCCTCGTGGCGCGGCGGCATGCTGGGCTTCCGCAACACCATCGAGGGCTACCGCTGGCTGACGCTGGTCCCGATGTTCTGCTCGCCCGTGCGGCGCAGGTTCATCGACACGCTGGTGCTCCAGGGCAAGATCCCGGCGGCGGCCGTGGACGATGAAAAGCTGAGTCTATACGCCACCCAGTGGACGGCGCCGAAGTTCGAGAGCGTCGATCCGCTGAAAGACACGATGGCGGACCTGAAGCGGATCCGCATGGGCGTGCTGACGCTGACCGAAGCCATCGCCCAGAACGGTTACGACCCGGACGGCCAGCTCGAGGAAATCGCGCGCATCAACGCCAAGCTGGACAAGCTCGAAATCATCCTGGATTGCGACCCGCGCAACGTCACCGACCGCGGACAGGAGCAGCCCGCCGGAACCGAGGAACGAACGCCCAGCGCGAAGCCGGCGGTGGGAGCGCCAAAGGGCCAGGGCCTGAGCGGTACGCCCGGCCAAGGAATGACCGCGGAGGAAGTTCGCCACCAGGCCGGGCAGCTCGCGAGCGCGGCCGACCATTTGACCGCCCAGGCGTTAAGGCATGGATCACGGCGATGGGAATCCAGCTCCCGGCTGTATGTGAACTAGGTGGTAAAAGCTGGTAGAAAGAAAACCCAAGGGCTCTCGTTGCCACAGCTTAGAGGAATTCGGCGGGCGGTAATCCTGGTATTTCCTGGTATCGAAGGAGATTCATGAACGGCGATCCGAAGGTCATTGGTGTCCTGCAACAGGCGGCCTCCATGGAGGCGCGGCTGAACGTCCAGTATCACCTGGACAAGCGCGACCTGCGCTACCGCGGCCTCAAGAAGCTGGCCGACAAATATTGCGGCTTCGGCGAAGACGCGGAGTCGTATCTCAAGGAAATCACGGACCGGATCTTCTTCCTCGGAGCCGACCCGGCCTACGGCGCCGCGAACGCCGCCACGCGGGCGACCCTCACGGACATCCTGCAGAAGGCCCTGGACTCCGAGACGGCCATCGTGGACGCCTACAACG